TAAGGCTATAGCCCCACGCTTCTAGAATCAATTGAGTAACTTCACTTTCTAGTTCGGGTGTCATTTTAAAACATTACTGATACATAATCTCGGGCATATGCACGATCTTCGGCATATTGAATATCGCCATCATCCATCAAGTCGTCCAACACATCAACGATTCGGTCGTCGGACATCATTTCCTTAGTAATCTCGCGCTTGGGTGCCTTGGGAGCCTTAACTGCCTTAGGAGCCTTGGGAACAACAACCTTAGGAGCCTTGGGTGTCTTAGGCACCACAGTCTTAGGAGCTTTCGGTGCCTTAGGAGCCACAGCCTTGGGAGTCTTTGTCGCCTTACTCTCAGGCAGACCATTGCCCAAGTCAGTCATCTGATACGCAATCACTTTGCGACCATCACGGACAGGAGCAATGCTAGCGCCGTAGTCGATCTTGGCGTAAAGCACGTAGGCAGACAGCTTATAGGGCAGAAGGCCTTCGATAGCCAACAGGCTCTCAACGGACACAGGAACATTAAGCCCAGCAGCGGCCAGGGCATTGTAGACTTTAGCTTGGTGAGACAGTTTGGACATGATTTTTTCCTTAATCAAAAATTAATTTACAGACACATTATATAGTGGGAACCGTGCTATGTCAAGCAGAGTCCCAACGAAAAGTTCCCGAGCAGTCATCAGACCCCGGAATCGTCAGCATCATCGCAGTAAGTTCCTGCTCACGGAGTTCGTCCAGGTATGCAATGACTTGAGCCTCGACATCATCTTGCCGAAGTTCGTCTAGGAGAATTTCAACCACACTCCGAAAACCGAAGCCAAATTCATTAGTCATATCAAAGCCCTTTATCAATCACTGGAACAACGTCTATAATAGCAGGTTCTGGGCCAACGTCAACACCTTTTTTGAAGGGTGTTGTAAAAAAGTCACACCATCAGCATGTCCTGAATCACGAATTTGGCTTCAGGTGTAGACTTGCAGCGTTCACCGTTAACGGTAATTTTCCGATTGTTCACAATCTTGACGCTGAATTGACCAGCGGTGACTGTCCAGAACTCATCCGTTTTGACACGGACTGGAACCTGACCAGTAGCAAAAAACAGCGTATCGTAGATTTCATCATACGCAAGTTTCCGCAGGAATTGCATGTTAGCAGCCATAGTATTAGGCTACCACGAAAGGTTTGTTCCACCGACCGATATGCACATGGGCGTAATACGCGGTATCAAAATAGTCGGTCTGGGAATCCGAATTGTCGTAGTAGTCAGCCGAATACATAGCCTTCACGATCTTGGACATCAGTTCCAGCGCATCGCCGGAGTAATGGCTCTTGAAGTGATAGGTGTTCACCTGCTCATAGCCACTGGTGTTCGGAGTGAATCCACGCGAAACTTGGTAGGAGTCCTTGCTGCAAGTTTCATTGCCGTTCGCAATGAAGTCCACAGGAGCAGACTTGATCGTGCAAGTAATGGACGAATTGTCGCACTTCAAGGAGAATTTCACACCACTGCCCTTGAGAGCCTTGTCCAGGTTCGCTTTGATCTTCGCCTTGCGCTCTTGGTTCATGTAAGCCATTTCAGTTCCTTTTCAATGTCTAAGACTCTATAATAACAGGTTTGATGCAGGCGTCAACACTTTTTTTGAAGTGTGTTGTTTTTCTGCAACTACTTTGAAGAATTCCACAAGTCACAGTAGTGCTGGGCATCACGCCGAAGATCGCACGCATCTACTATCTGATCTCCGTACATGATCCACCACACAACCTTTTCTCGGCCAGTGTGGGTCTGCCTATATGCCTTTTTGACGGTGTAGGTGAGTTTGTTCGTTGTCATGCTGCTTGTCTCTCTCAATGTCTAAGGCTCTATAATAGCAGGTTCCGAACGAACGTCAACACTTTTTTGAGGTGTGTTGTTTTTCCGCAACCGTCCTAAAAACGAAAAAGGAGCAAAAGTGATAAAACTTTTGCTCCTTTCGGGTCGATGAATCTAAATTTTACTTATTATTTACATTCACATTAGCCTTAACTGCGCCAGCTAGAATCATAGCAGCAAGCCATTGATAGAATCCATATTCAATCGTCAGTCCGAATAGAGTATTGACAGCCCAAATCAACGCAAGCGGACCAATAATAATAAGGCAAACTGCCAAAAAAATCAAAAAGATAGCTGTAGTCGTATTCATAATATATCCTCAATAATATTTAATTGTTACAATAATCATCTTCATCAAAATCCTCATCGTGAAGATTTTTGATATTAATATTCTTAATTCGCTCTTTGAATCTCAATTTATCTTTTGACGATTCTCTAATTGGAGACGGCTTCTTATTGGGCTTATCTTCATCCGCATAAAACTCACGAAAACCCTGGAAACTCTTTTTATCTTTATTAGTCTTAGACATATGTTACTCGGCAACTTCTCCGTTGAAAATTTGAGGCATTGCTTCCATGACGATTTTCTTGGTAATGCCTTTATATGTTAACTTCTTATCTTTAATCATAACAACAAGTTTTGCTTCCTCAGGAGAAACAGATTCTAATAGTTCAATGAAAATTGTTTCACGTTTAAGTGGAGTGATATTAAATCCCTTCACGAAATACTTAAACTTACGCAACTCTTTTGGTAGACGATTGTATCCCCAGTTTTCAGGCATTTCCATAGGTCTATATGGAGGAATTCCTGGCGGCAGATCAAATTGAATTGCATTGTGATATGTCAACATCAACGCTTCTTGTAGTGCTGGTTTAAGGTTTCCAATCTCCCTTAGCGCATCGACTCGCTTTGATGCAGGTAGTTCCGAAATATGCTGAAGCAATTCGGGTAATGTTGACTTAGTAATGTCCATTGGCATTTTAAAATTCCTGTAGGTGTTCTATCAAAAGCTTCATGCGATTGTTGATAAAATATGTTAAAAGTTTCTCACGACCTTTTTTAGGGGTACCATTGTATGTATTCAATATGTTTTGCTGATATTCAGCCGGTACTTTGCTTAGATCGATCAGAGATTCATTTCTCTTGTACCTTCTAAGCATGTCGCTATCACAAAAAACTTGTGGTTCTTCTTTTAGCCATATATTTAGCTTTTTCTCAGTTACAGCTTTTTGACGCACACCTGCAACAATCGCATCATCTTCAGACAGGAAATTAGGGATACCGTCACCAGTGTCGCCTTTGATGATATGCAACTTTAGAAACTCCTCTGCATCATCGGTTTTGAGGAATTTCTTAGCCATAGGGCTATACTGTTCAACGTTAGTGTACTTTTGCAATTGCATAAAGTCTTTATCACTAGACAGAATCAGGATCTTTTCTGTTGCACTATTATTCAGTTGTACACCATACTTATGGCAAAGTGTGCCAATAATGTCGTCTGCTTCCATCTTATCGACGTGCATCACACGATACGGAGAATACACTTTCAATTCTTCACGGATCTTGTTCAGCGTTTGAAAGATTAGATTCCAATCAAAAGGCGATTCCTCTCGGGCTTTCTTTCGTCCAGCTTTGTAGTACGGAAAAACATCCTTGCGCCAGTAATTCGTAGAGTCTGCGCAGATGATAATCTCACCGTACTTCGCTTTGAATTTCACATTGTATCCACGGATGCTATTCAGCACCATGTGGCGAATCATATTCTCGTCAATGCCTTTGAGTACATCAGGCTGCATCATGAGGTTTGAAATCATGACTTGGTTCAGGTCAATTAGAATCATTGTGTATGAATGTGTATAGGTTAATTTGCTTTGAGAATGATTGTATCAGAATTAATGCGTCCAGTCAATGCACATTCTTTGGTTTTAAGCTCTGGCAAAATCTTTTTCAGCTTAACTTTGCCAGCTTCTAGGACTTCTTTGATAACGACTTCAGGCTTACGGAGACGCTTTCCGATAGATGTTGCAATATCAAAATTCTGAAGTGTAGTGCCTTTCATGCTAAAGCCCTTTGCATTTTCGGCATTGTAAACACCAAGGAGTTTCGTCTTCGTGTTGTATGTCCACACTTGTGTCGCACCGATCAACTTGTCTGGAGTGATACTCTTAAGCTTCAACTCGGTGCACTCTTTTTGATACTGCACCTTTGCGACAAGAATAGCAGCAGGCTTTTCTTTCGTCACACGTTTTTTACGGGCAGGCTTACTCACTACTGCAACATTATTTGTTGCCGTCACAATAGAATCCATGAATTCGCGCAGGCGGCGCAACTCAACTTTGCTGAAATTCGAATAGCCTTCGACTAGCTGTTTATCTTTGCCAGCAATAGCTTCATTGATTTCCTTACTATGATCAACGAAATTGTCGCACACCTTCTTGAGTACTACAGAACTCAGCTTGAGGTTCTTAACATAACTTTCGATGTCAATCGTAGTCTTACACTGACTCGCAATAAAATCGTCAATCAAGCCTTCAATCTCTCCCGAGACTTCGCTAGCCTTTTCGCGAATACGATCTTGAATGTTCACTACAGGAGCGAGAGCAACAACTACCGGCGCTGCCGTTACTGCTGCCTCTTTTCGTTCAGCAACCAAAAGCTTTTTGTAGCCATCACAGAAAAACTTTTTAGTCTTATCGTTAGGAATGAATCCCATGCACATCATCCGTGCAACCCATCCAACTTGCAGCGACACCTTAGCATCGGACATGCCTTTAATTGTCGCGACTTCATCCTTAGGACGATTCACCTTCTTCACGTATTCAAGAAGGAATTCCTTAGCATCCTTTCGGGTGCAATTGTAGTTGTACCAGCTCAGTGCCTTGATCATAGGACCAATGCCGTCATGCACAGTGCCGGCAATCCACACAGGCTCGGTGCCGTGCATGTTGTCGATGGGGGTGATCTTTTTCATGGTTTGATTGACATGGAAGTCATAATTTGAACAACCAGTATAGCTGGCTTCTCAGCAACCGTCAATAGGTGATGTTGTTTTATCGCAACATATTTAGTTAAATATTTTTTGATTATAAATATAGGTATTATAACAGATAGGAGATGATTATGTCAAGTCTTAGTATTCCAGAACTTAAAAAACGTCCTGGCAGAATAGAAACTTTTGCAGCAAAGTTAAAACAAGGATCAGCATTTGCTATGTCGCCATCTGGTACTATTATTGCAGAGACTGTTATTATAGACGATAAAGTATATGATAAAACAGATTCTGTAAAAATAATTAAAGCAATAGAAACTGCTAAAAAATTGGTGCTTGTTTCTAAAAATGGTAGTTCGGCACCTATAAGTAAACTAATGAAATCTAGTGAGTTTGGTGGCAATGCGGCCGCCGGTGGTAGTGCAGCTAAAGGTAATCGTGGTGATATGGCAGAAGCTATATTTGCATCAGCAATTACTGCTAGATTTATGACCAGAAATGAAAATATTACTGCAATTCATATTCATGCCCTGCTAGATAGACTCCGCACAGATAAAATGCAACAGACCCATGAATATGAAGGATTGAATGCGAATCCAAAAATTGTTGATGGTGTCATACTAAAAGTAGGTTTGGCTATTCCAAATTTAGTTGCACTTCAAGATAGAACAATTCGCGCATCATTATCGGATATCGTAGCATCTGCAATAAAATATGCAAATTCTCCTACTGTAGTGAAGTGGGCTAAGATGTTGTATGAAAATAATCAAAGAAACAGTATTGAAATTGTTGCGGATGGCATTGGTGATCAAACAGGAACAAAAGTTGATGTTAGATTAAAAATTGATGGTGTTGCTACAAATGTTAATGTATCTCTAAAAGCCGGTGATGTAAAGCAGTTTGGACAAGTAGGCGGATCTAGTTTTGATAAACAAGAATATCTTTGGGAGAAACTTGCTGGATTAAATATATCAACTATAAAAAATAAATATGAAGAATTTTTAGCACAAAAAAAACCATTTAAAGCTATCGAAACTTCATATGGTGAAGCCGTAAATAAGTTTAATGCTGAAGTCAGAAAATCTGAAAAGAATGCATATCAAAAACTGGCCGATGGTATCAATTTTTTTGGAACATTACACGAAGAGAGTGTTACATTAGTTCAGCTTAACAGAGAAGAAGCTAAAATATATCAATTTGATATGTTATTCAAAGCACTTCAAGCCAAGAAAACAAAGCTAACTGCCAAATTAAATACGTCGAAATCGTATCCTGAAGTTAATTTTGAGGATAGTGCAGGCGAAGTTCTATTGATTATTAGAGTAAAGATTGAGAATAAATCAAGTGGTGAACAATACATAAGAAATTATGTAGAGAAAGGTCCGTTGATGGGTAAGCTAGTTGCGACTTATGCATAAGTCGCAACTTTAATTATCAATCAATCCCAAAGGCCTTCATAGTACTTGCCAAACAGTCGGTATCCATTTTGATTACGTTTCATATGTAGTCCCAACGCAACATAATCACATTCGTAGGTGTCGTTAGGACCTTTTTCAAACGTCCATAGTGTAGCGTTACCGTCTGCATCCCAATCGCAAGGAACACTTTTCATATCGTGTTCACCCTTGCGGTATTGGTCTTCCCATTCATAATTCACTCTACATTCGAATGCTTGAATCATTTCATCAAGTGCCCAGTCCCAACGCTTCTGATGATTGTCATCAGTATCCCATTCATTCTCTTTTGGCGGCGCACTAGTAGAACGGAGAGATTCCGGCACATCTTCGTCATCTACGAATGGAGCACCGTGCTTATCTTCTTTAAGTTGCTTAAGCATAGGCAAAATAATATGAGCCAGAGTGTTGTCCATGTTCCATGTATCGTAGCGATCAATCTTCACATAACGAATTTCAGGATGAACAATGTCCAGAATTTTCTGAATTCCCTTACACAATGGTGTCAGTAGAGTACTCAGACGTTCGATTCTCGGTTCAGTGTATTGAATTTCACGCCAGAAAAACACCTTCTCAAGGATAGTGTAAGGACTCAGCCAGTGATTGCGGTATCCGCTAATGTAAACTTTCATACTATTCTTCCGATTGATTTAGTCTAATGTGGTGCCCGTAGAGCCGATTGTACGCTTGCAGTATATTGATTGGAATTGATTCTTTACCAAACAAGTCCAGATGATCTTTAATCTCATTCGCTAGTGCGCGAGAAAACTTAACTTCATCAGTAGTGCCAATAGGATGGACTTCAAAATCATTACTCATATTTGTATACGTGTGGATTAGGACGGATGCGAATTTCTTGACCAACTACAAAATGCCCGTTGTTTTTAAAGGGTTCATCATCGACTAGTGATCCAAATTCTTTTTCCATGTAGTATTTGCCCATAGCTTTGATCAATTGGTCCATAAGGCTATTAGAACCATTCGCATCATCTTCAGGAAAGAAACAGATTGGCGATCTGCCCCAAGTTCTATACTTCATTGCTTCATGAAAAATTTTACGGTGACGTTTGTTATTAGGATCAAACGTCTCGTACGGTCGACCGAACTGCTGAATTTTGCTCATTTTCAATAATATCTAAAATACGTTTAGCTTCACTACGGACATCTGCTGTTACAGAGTATCCGAATCCTTCTGGGTTTAAAATTTCTTTTAAGAAATTGATGACTTCAGAGTCTGCCGTATCATTCATAGTCTTTTTCTTTAGTGAAGAATGCTTTGACTTTTAGCTTTGTATCCCAGTTTTTTGCGTAACCATTATCCTCATCACAGATACTTAGAGCTTCTTCTTTAGTCACTACGCGACGAGAAATGATTGTTTCATCCAAAGACTTTTGAGAAAACTCTTGTGCATGCTTCATCGTAACTACATCTAGCGCCCAATCAACCTTATCGGCGCCTGCGGGCACTTGCACCATATATCGAGTGCGGAATTGTTGAACAGCTTCTACCAAAACCCACTGCGATTCTTTTTTCTTTTTCATAGTCCAGCTCCCGTCTTTGTTGTCGATCCATTCGAGTGTGTCACCAGTTTCCCATCCTTGAGATTCCATCATTCCTTCTGGAAGAGGCAACACCAACTCACCAGTTTCTTCGTCATGCTCTAGAGCAATAGTCCAAGATTGTTTGTCCATCATCAAAGTGTCCTCTAAGTTAGTCGATACGTAAGTATAGCACAACAGACGCGGAATGTCAATCTTTGGTGACTTCCCATGCCCAATGAACAACGATCCAGTCACCAAGACATTCCTCGAATGAAAAGTGTGTGTCAACGTAGTCTTTATCGTACTTCTTACACATCATATCATACCAGTACGGATAGTACTCATTCCGAATCTCATCTTCAGATAGTGTTTCGACAGCATCTTGACCGTCTTCTAAGGGATACGCAAAGGAATAATATCTCATGTTGCTGCTGTCAATTTATCTACTAGTGTCTGCATAGCGTTTTGGTATCCACGCTTTGAACATGTTTCCATGAATGCGTGATACCTGTCATTATACCAGTACGATGTAGGAATGTCAAACACATAGTCGATTGTTGTTTTTTCGTCAAAGAACAGTGGCACATTCCAAGCTCCATGGAATCCAAACGATTCTCCTGTCGGATTGCACCACTCATGGCTGAATTGGTTCGCCAAGTCTACTGGTGCATATTTGATGCCATGATTTTTGCTCAGATAGCTTTTGTATGCTTGACCGATAACGGAATCTTCTGCCCCTGCATTGTTAGAGTTTTCATGAATGCGGATCTGATAATCCTTCAACGCTTCCAATAGCTTTGCGCTTCTTAGTGAGAATCCACCGTTGCCGACTTTCTCTGTAGGTTTGATCCAAGAGAACCGATCTGGCCATGGTGCGCCAATGTAATCGTAATTGTAGAAGTCATCATTCCATGCAGCACGATTAGCTGCTATGCCATCGTATTGAATGATTAGAGCAAACTCAGTTTTAATAAAAGGTGCTAGGCACTTCAAGCAAAACAGATTATAGTCTTCAAGCGTAAACTCATCTTTGATTGAAAAGTACTGACCATAGTTAACGACACGTTTATTGCTAAACACCATAACATCTTCACAATCGACATTCTTAAGTGTAGACTCAATCGAATGTTCCATCAATCCATGATGTGTGTTGCCAATAATGACTGCTGTAATCTTTTTCATATTTTAGTGTGTGAGTATGATACGCCAACATCTACATTGTATTTGTTGAAGAATGTGGATGTAGGATCAAACCACGACATACCCCATGCGCGAGTATCTCCTGGCTTGTACGTTTGAATAGCTGCTGAATGAAACTCTTGTAATACAATGCGCTTATCAACTCCTGGATAGCAATTTGCGATATGCATAAAGCCTGAGTTGACTCCGATGTATCTTGCACTTTTCGCAATTATTTCAGCAGTTTCCCATAGCCCTAGTCCACGAAAATCTTTTGAATGTCCACCGAGAGGCTTATCATCTTTACCGCCAATTTGAATTAGCTCATACGTATCTGCATCATAGTTTTTAAGAATAGATGCGATGATTTCATCAGACATAACACGAGGAGAGTCTTCGCCGTGATTAGCTCTGAATGGTGCTTCGCCGTCTTTAGTTCTATCTGAACCTGTAGTGTGAACTACTACTCTATTAGGAATTCTCTTTACATCTTCATAGATATACAACCGAGGATGGCGAAGTCGAACGTCATTAAAATTCATATTGACGCACATGTATTCCGTCTGCGAATTGTAGACATAAGACCTCATCATATCCTCATACGCTTTTCTTTGTTCTGGAATACGTGCATCAGGCATAATTACAAGCTCATTTAGCCCACGCGCTTTATTCTCTTCCATGAAAACTACATATGGATTATGTTTGAATGCCCAGATGCGCTTATCCGTAATGACACATTTTTTACCGGTGACATTAAAGATATTTTCTGGAAGTGAAGTAGTGCATACTTGATCACCTATTGCATGAAATAGAAAGGTCAATTTGTGCATAATAAAAATCTTTCTTAAACTGGTACGATTGGAGTTGGCTTCGGCTTTCTTACTCTAGTCTTTTTAACTGTCTCAGAAGTGCCGTTCTCTTTATTTAGAATCTTTTCTAGGCGAGACTTTACTTCATCGCCTTCCATCCAAATATCACGATTGTTCATTATAGACTTAATTTCATCATCCGTCAAGAAGCCTTTGTATATTTTATTGATTATCTTTTCTGACCACTTGCGCTCTTTAATAAGCTGCTCATACATTTCACCACCTTTGCCGTATGTGCCGCCAGAGTAGTTATGAAACATAAACATACAATGCTCTGATATTTCAAACAAATCTGCTGATAAGAAAATCATAGTAGCTGCTGACATACACATTCCTTCTGCGGATGCGATGATAGTAGCTCTAGATTCTGTCATAGTTCTAATGAACTGAATAGTAGTGAATAGATCCCCACCTTCTGAATTGATATGCAATTTAATGATATCAGTCTCTTCTGCATTTCTAATCATATCAAATATTTTTGTATAAGATGATGGCTCACCAATCATTCCAGACAAATATACTGTGTACATATTTCCGAGTGGTTTTGTAACATACGATAAAGAATCATCGATAATGTCTAGAAGGGTATCTTCATTTGAATTTAGTTTTTTCATAATTTCTCCATGTTTTCGTATCCATACTTACAGATATAATACGAATCGATTATATCAGAAGAGGGATTCCATTGTTTTTCTGTCATATTGAACTCATGCTTCAACTTTAAATCAGATTCAAGCTCAAACGAATCCTGCATCTTTTGCTTATCTGAATTGCCTTTACCTGTAGCAAACTTTTTGATAACTGTAGGTGCAATGATCATTACTGGTATCTGAAACTGCCACAATTTATACTTAAATATACCTGTGTTTTCTGCAATGTTGAAGACTCTACCTCTAGATCCCATTGAATATCCTTCAATGAAAACTCTTTCTACATCATTCAATAGAACAATGTCGATAAACTTAGAAGAGATATGATCATATCTCTCCATATCATTTTCGTATTCGAAATATTCACCAGTAATATTCTTAAATTTTACGTCATATTTTTTCAACTGTGTCAGAAAATTTAGTTTACAATTAGCAAAAGTGAATTCGGGAGTTTCTGTATCGAAAATGCAAATTGATGGTGATGTCATCGAATAATCGATGCCAGCAATTTTCATTCTCTATCTTTCCATTCTTCGTCATCATCTTCATCAAATACATCTTCAATAAGTTTATCCCACTCATCGGAATCATCTGCATAATCTAATGCATCAACTGATACAACATCTTCCAATTGTTCTCCGCAACATGCGCAAAATATTGGTACCGATTCTGTTCCTGTTTCAACGATTTCTATTTGGTATTCTGCACCACAAGAATCGCACAAAATTTGATAGTTTGACATATATAGCTCCTTGGTAATAATACTGTCAGAACTATATATGCAGCATAGATTTTTAAGCCTTACCCCAAACGTCATCCCACTTGCCAGATAAAGCACCCTTAGAGTAGTCTGTAACTCTATTTTCAAAGAAGTTGGTGTGAGTCGGCGCATTGATCATTTCTTCTACCCATGGTAAAGGATTCTTCTTGCGCTTAAATATGCCCTTCATACCAAGACTAATCAGGCGTCTATCTGTAATGTAGCGGATGTATTCCTTAACATCTTCTTTCGTAAGATTCTGCATTGGTCCTAATTCAAATGCAAGATCAATAAACTTGTCTTCCAGTTGAACCATCTTCTCTGCGATAGTGTAGATGCGGCTCTTCAAATCGTCATTCCAGATTTCACGATTCTCTTCAATGTAGGTACGGAATAGCTTAATCATTCCTTCTGTGTGCTGAGTTTCATCAACGATAGACCAAGTGATGATCTGTCCCATACCTTTCATCTTACCATGGCGCGCAAAGTTAAGCAACATGATAAACGAACTGAACAATTGCATACCTTCAGTAAATGCTGAGAAAACTGCAACGTCTGTAGCAATAGAAGTCGCGTCTTTTGCTCCATTTGAAATGTCAAGAAGGTACTCATGCTTATCACGCATCTGCTGATACTCTAAAAATTCATTGTACGTAGTCTCTGGCAGTCCTAGTGTTTCAATCAAGTGACTATAGGCAGCAACGTGCAATGCTTCACGCGCGGCAAAGCCTAACAACATCATACGAATTTCTGGTTGAGGAAAGTTTGGTAGATAATTCTTCACATATCCACCAGCAACGTCAATATCTCCCTGAGTGAAGAATCGGAAGATGTGCGTCAGAAATTTCTTTTCTTCATCAGTAAGATTTTTCTTCCAGTCCTTTACGTCATCAAGCATAGGAACTTCGGTGTGAAGCCAATGACTCTGTTCATGTTTTAGCCATGCATCATATGCCCATGGATATTGAAAAGGCTTGAAATATGATCTTTCATCCATTAACGTTTGTGTGTGTTTCTTCGCATTCATTGTTGTTTTTCTTCCATTTTAGTTTAATGTCTAGTTTAGGAAACTTGTTTCGAATCAATTCGAAAAGTTCCTCTGGTGTTTTGCCTTGTCCTACAAATGCATTAGTGTCTTTCATCCATGCATAAAATCCCTCGTTGTGCTTTTCGATTAAAATCTCTTTCATAGGAAGTTCTTTTGCATCTTCTTCTTTTCTGTCACTGAACAGAAAGAATATAAGTAATGTGAGTAGATTTGCTATCAGTTGCATTTTAGTTGCACCAAGATTGTTTTGCTTCGCCGTAGTACTCTCTTGCGTATCCATTTTGAATAAGCAGTGCGCGAAGACTCATGCCATCAAGAATAACATCGCCTAATACTCTACCGCCATACTTGTCCCAATCCATTAGAACAATTTGGCGACGTTTGGCTGCATTAATTTGTGCCTTCGTAAATGCAGAGGCAGCTTGTCCTCTTTCTTCTTCAGACGAACAATTAGCACGAAATCCTTTTTCAGGAGTATCTACACCAAACACACGAATGCTGAGTTCTTTTTTTAATGGATCAGGTAGAAAGTCTGCACGAAACGCTACAGTATCTCCATCAATTACTCTTGTAATGATAGCATCATATAAAACACCTTCTTTTTGCTTTTGAGCAAATGATGTTGTTGTCACTAAAGACAACATTAAAATCGTTAATAGTCTTTTCATTTTTTCCTTAAGTTATTTCCAATATTTTGTATAGTCCACTTTTTTCCAATACTCGACGTTGTTTCTATTCCAAAAATTTTTGATAAGATAGACTGCCATACCAAAGTATCCCATCTGCTGGAATCTTCTACTGTCTTGACCGAAGTAATGGTTTACCAATTTGAACTTTTTGACATCATATTGCTTAGATAAAAAGAAATCTTCACTGGTTTCAAATTTAGCTGGAAACCCACCAAACTCTTCAAACTTGTCTCTTCTAGTTAACATAAAAGCACCAACAGCAAACGGAACCCAATGTCTCATAACTCCATTAATAACATTGAACAACATA